CCAAAGCGCTCGGCCTCAGTCCTGTGCTTTTGGGGTCCGTCGAAGGCGCGACCTACGCCAACCTCGAAACGTCGGAGTACCAGGCCATCCGCGGCGTCGTGATGCCGCTGGTCGACCGGTTCCTCGACGAACTGAACCGGTGGCTCATGCCAAAATTTGGCACGGGCACGGACGTGTTCCTGACCTACGATAAGCGTCAGATTGATGCGCTTGACGTGTCGATGAAGCACAAGGTCGAAGCGCTCGCCAAGCTAGTGTCGAACGGCATTATCGAGCGAGACGAGGCGCGCGCCGAAATCGGGTATCCGGAGAAAGGGGGCGATGCGGCGCGGCTGTTTGTCCCCGGCAATATGCTTGCGCTCGGCACCGACGACGACCCGAGCGGCGGCACGGAGGGCAACCCTGCGACCTCCGAGGACATCGAGCAGATCATTAGCGACATGGACGACATGACGCAGGAAGAGTTCGAGCGCTTTATAGACGGAACCTTTCGGTCGATGGTCAGCGGGCGTGCCCCGCGCGCCAACGGTACGGGCGGTACGACCGAGGACATGAAACGGCACAAGCCCACGACGAACGGCTCGGTGGTCACGTGACCCATTCCTGCGGAACGGTCCAGCACGAACAGCGAGCGACCCGTCGTGGCGCCCGGCGTCTTCTTTTCGTCATGGGCGCGCTGCGTCGTCACGGAAAAATGGCGCGCCCCGGATTGAAGCGCACCCTCGAAGCCGAGACCGACCTAAAGGCCGACCACTTTGCCGTCACGCCGGGCTTTGCCCTGCCGACCGCGTGGAGAAACGCGGACTGGTCGCTGACGACGACGGTCAAACAGGATGCGCAGGCGGACCTCCAATCTGAACTGCGCACGCTCTACCAGGAGCAACAGCAGGCCATCATCGATGCCCTACAGCGCATCCAAGAGTCGGGCCGGGCGACCCGGCATGTACTTACGGTCTACCGGGCGGCCAATAGCCTGAAAGAAGACCCGGTGCCTGCGCTGCACCAGTTGATCATTCAGCAACTGATCGATTGGGAGGATTGGGCGTCCGAGCTTGTCGTGCGGACGCGCCCGCTGTTCACGGATCTTATGGAAGAGGGCTTCGTGACGGGTGCCAACCGCGTCGGTGTGCGCGACGTGGACTTTACGTCGGATTCGCCGTTTGCCCGCGACGCCTTGGACCGGATTCTTCGTCTCGCGCAGCAGACGCAGTCCACCTGGGAGCGTCGCCTGGCCGAGCGAATTCAGACGGGCCTGTCGGAAGGGGACGACTTTGCCGACTTGATCGACCGCGCCGAGGACCTCGGGGAGCAGCAGACCGGCTTTCGGTTGCGCCGCAACGTCCGGACGGCGGGCAATGCGACGTTCGAGGCCGGGCAGTTAACGTCGTGGCGGGAGTTTGATTTTGTCACGCGTCGGTCGTGGCTTACGGAACGCGACCTACAGGTCCGCGGCGTGCCAGGCGACCGGTGGGACCACCGCAGCGCCGACCGCCAGATTCAGCGGCTCGAACACCCGTTTTGGATTCAGCGCTTCGACGCGCCCGGCGGCGAAGCCGTCATGTATCCAGCAGCGCCCGAAGCCTCTCCCGGAAACGCCATACACTGCCGGTGCTCCCAAGTCGCCGAACTCGACGAATAGGGCCGATACGCCACCTATAACCCCCGAAACTTGACGGTATGGGTCTACGTGCCCTATCGTACATACAAATCTTTGCTGGAATGACGCTTGTAGGAAGAACCAGGGACGAAGCGCGCCGGTCTCGTGCCTGACCCAAAGAGGAAGCCGTGCTGTACGGCAACCGGCCCGAGTCACACCGAGAGAGGGCGCCGCCGCCCGTCGCGCCTGCGACCACACCGAACCAACTGCGCACCGGCCCGGATGCGGGACGGAGCGCAGACCCGCAGAGCAGACATGCATCGCGGGGACGGGCCGACACACCTAGAGCGAAGACGCCCGCATCCGAGCGGGGAGTGGCCCACCGGATGCAGCCTCGAAGGCACGGGCACGATGCGCCGCGGGCAGGTCCGGCAGGCGACGCACCACTCTGCGCCTTGTCGGATCCCGCATGAATTGCCAGCAGCATCCCTTTGACGAAGGGACCTTGTCCAGAGCGTGTCAGGACCCCGAGACTCCGACGACTGCCTCGCACGCTGTGGAGAGGGTCCCGTTTGTTTTTTTTTCGGCTGACCCCCCTCTGCCATGCCCTATCGCATTGAAGAGCGAGACTGCGAGCAATCCGACGGAACCAGTGGCTCGTATGCGCTCGACAAAAACGAGGGCACCGAGGACGACCCGGAGTGGACCCAAGTGTCCTGTCACACCAGCGAGAGCGCCGCGCAAGCGGCCCGGCGCATCCGCGAGGCCGCCGAAGACTCGACGGAGTCCAAACAGGGTGCGTCCTCCCGCTCAATCATTACCTCAGCGCCCGCCACCTTCCCCATGGATGCGACCCACAAGGCCAACGACCCCCTTATCAACTTTGCCGGAGGACTGAAAATCCTCGGGTCGGGAAAACGCTACGGCAAGGACGAGGGCGTCCGCGTCGGCGGATTCGGCGTGTTGTTTACAGAGCCGGGCGATTTGGATTTGGACGGGCAGTTCTTCAGCAAGGACACCGACTTTTGGCTCATGGATGAGACGGAGTCCACGGTGTGGCCCATTTACGGGCATGGCATGGACCCGACCCTCGGCACCCGTCGCTTCAGCGACACCCCGTGGACCGTCAAACAGGACGACGCGGGCCTCTGGATCGAGGGCCAAATCCAAATTGCCGACGAGTACGACGAGATGCTCGTCGAAGAGGGGATTCGCACCGGCAAGATGGGCCTAAGCTCTGGCGCCGTATCGCACCTGGTCCGCGTGTCGCAGGCAGAGAGCGGCAAGGGCGAGCACATCGATCAGTGGCCCATCTACGAAGAGTCCATTACGCCGCAACCGAGCGAGTATCGGACCAAGCCGGGATTGGAGGTGGGCAAGTCGCTGTCGACGAGCCTCTACCATCTCTCGGGTCTCGACATTCCGCCCCTGAAGTCGTTTCTCGGCGTTCAGCCGGGAGAACGAACGTACCGCCCTACGGCGCGCATCGATGCCGAGGGCAAGGAAGCCTCGCTCAATGACCGCATCGACATGATCCGGCATGCTTTTTTCGAGCAGCATGACCCGGACGACGACATGAGGCTTTGGGTCGAAGAGGTGTTCGATGATCGCATCATTGTTCATGAGGATCAGTCTTTTTTCAGTGTCTCCTATACCGGCACGCCCGAGGACGACAACCTCGACTTTGCCGCGCGCGACGAGTGGACGGAAGTCGCGGAGCAAACCGAATGGATTCCCATTGACGACGAGTCGGACGACGACGCGTCGGAAGGGGAAAGCGGGGACGACGACATGGAGGGCATGGCCGCGTTTAGCGACTTTGCCGACACGGCAAAGCAGTTGGAGCAGGAGATGTCTGCCTTCGAAGCCGAGACGGAGTTGGACGAGGCGACCCATTCGCTGAAGTCGATGAACGAACAGCTTGCCCGCGCACTCAACCGATAGACGACCTTCGCCGCGCTGAAGCGCTGCCTGTCAGCGTACGCAGCGTCGCCGCCCCGGCGCCAGGGGATTCGATGTACTTTCTACACACACAGCCGAAGCAAATGCGCAAACTTCGAATGATTCTCTACAGCCTGCTATCGGTGTTTGTCGTGGGCGCTGTAGGCGCGGCGTATGGATACGCGCCTGCCGAGACCAATCACACGCTTCAATGCTGCGTGGATTGGTTTACCGCGGCCACCGCGCACACCGATGGCATCATGCTCGCCAGTGGCGCTGCTGCTGCTGCCGGGGTCAAAGAACAGGTTGAACAGGTTCAGCAGAACCTGAAGAAGATTTTGGACCCGGACGATGGCCTTATGGCTCAACTGAAGGAGGTCCGCAATTACCAGGCGGACATCAAGCAGAAGGTCGCCAACCGAAGCCTAGAAAATGCGGAGTACGTAGAAGAGGTCCATAAGGCCATCATGGACCATAAACTGAAAGAGCGACTGCAAACCATGCAGGATGAACTGCATGAGCGTCTCGACGAGATTGAAAAACTCGGTGGCGTCACGCCGGGCAAGGCGCAGTCGATTCGCAAACAGATCGGCGACAAGTTTGTGAAGCAGTTCCAGGACACTCGAAATCCGGTCCAAGAGTCCTGGAAGGTCAACCTGGACGGCATGATGCTGAAGGACATCACCAACGCCGCGGGGTCCGCCGGTCCTGCCATCATTGAGCAGCAGCGCGACGACATCATCGACATCGCGCTTCGGCAGGTCACAGTTTTTGACCTGCTACAGTCGATTCCAGTCTCCACGGATACGGTGGATTACGTGGTCGAGAAAGCCGTTACGGATAACGCGGGCGCACAACCGGGTCAAGGTGCCACCGTCTCGTTCTCGGATTGGACGTTCGAAGAAAAGAGCGACAAGATCGAGACGATCATGATGAAGGTCCGCGCGGCACAGCAGGTGCTCGAAGACGAGCAGCGGCTGGAAGCCTTTGTGCAGACCAAGATGCGTCAGCGTCTGTTGCTCGAAGCAGAGCGCCAGGTCGTCGTGGGCGACGGTACGGGCAACAATCTGCTTGGTCTCGTTCCGCAGTCAACCAGCTACGACACGAACCTTGAATCTGCTGTCGTTCAGGGCACAACTACAGACCTCGACCGCATTAAGGTTGCGATCCTGCAAACGCAGCGCAGCGAACTGCCCGCGACCGGCATCATCATGCCGCACCTGAACTGGACCAGCATCCAGCTACTGAAAGACTCGCAGGGTCGGTACATCTTCGTTCAGCCTCAGAACGACTCGACCCCACGGTTGTGGGGACTGCCGGTCAACGCCACGAACGTGCTGCCGGAGGGATCGGCCCACGTCGGCAATTACCAGTTGGGCGCGACTTTCTATGATCGCCAGGATGTCGAAGTCATGATTAGTACGGAGGACGAGGACAATTTCCAGAAACTCATGGCGACCTTCCGGGCGACGATGCGCGGCCAGGTGGCGGTCGAGCGCCCGAAGGCACTCATTACGCTTCCGTCGAGCACGCTGGACGCGGACGCGCCGTCGTCTGGTTCCTAATCATCTATGGACCGTCTTCTTATCGGGGTGGGCAGTGGGCGCTGCGGGACGAGTAGTCTCGCGCGCCTGCTGTCGTCCCAACCGGGTACTACGGTTACTCACGAGCGCTACGCGCACAAACCGCGTGCGGGTGGGCCGCGCGTGGTGTGGCCGCTTCGGCTCGTGCGCGACTGTTTACGAGACCCGAAGCGGCGAGCCGGAGACGTGGCGTTGCAGTGGACGTGGCATCTGCACGACCTGTTTGGTCTGGCCGAGCAGAACGACGTGGAGATTCGCGTGATTGGCCTGCGCCGTGATCGTGCCGAGACCATTGCGTCCTACGAGCGGTGGGTCGGCGAGTCCACGAATCACTGGCAGTACCATGACGGCACGCGGTGGGACTATCACCCGTGGGATCACGCGTATCCGTGCTATGAGGACGCCGAGAGTCGCCGAGAGGCCATCGGGCTGTATTGGGACCACGTGTACGAGCATCTGGCGTCCGTGTCTGACGAGCGTCTCAGGGTGTGGGACGTAGATGCTCTGAATACGGCGGACGGCGTCCGGTCGATGCTACAGCATGCCGGAGTGGAGGACATGAATGTCACGCCCGGAATCCAGGAAAACGCAGTGGCCGCATGAACCACGAAGAGGTCGCCCACATCATTCCGACGTTCGAAAGGCCGCGGGTCTGCCAGCGGCTCATTGACTCGATCCGGGCGTATTATCCGTCGGCCAACATCTATGTGTGCGACGACTCCCGCACGCCCCATCGGTACGACGGGGCACACAACATCCCGGCGCCTGCATACGACATTGGACTGTCCGCCAAGCGCAATCACCTCGTCGACGCGACCGACGAGCCGTATATCCTGCTACACGACGACGATTACATCTTCACGGACAACTCGGACCTGAGCGTCATGTGGGACCTCTTCCACGAATTTGACGAGGTCGGAATCGTCTGCGGAGAGCGCCGCGACAGCCGGTTTCACTTTCGTCGTGCCGGATGGTTTTGCGGGAAGGTGTGGCCGGAAGCCTCGGTGCGATACCACCGGCCTCCGGACGAGCAATATCAGACCGTAACCGTCGGCGGGCGGACCCTGCGCTACCACCCGGTCGATTTCGCCATGAACTGGTATTTGGCGGACCGGCGAACCGTCGAACTGGTGCCGTGGGACGAAGAATTGAAGCTCCAGGAGCACATTGAGCACTTTTCGCGACTGGCCGCGGTTCGCGCGCAGCACCATCCTGACGAGCGGTCGCTAGCCTGGCGGGATCGCTACCAGGTACGGTCGACCGGGGAGGTCCAACGGCGGGACACCGGCGACGACCGCGTGTGGGTCTTTGCAAAAGCAACGTTCGCGAACAAGCAACACCTGTCGCATTTGGACGGCAATGTCGCGCATCAAGGCAACTGGTATCGGGTGGATCCCGACTATGCGAGCGAATTGCGCGATCTCGGTGTGATTGCCGAGGAAGTTGATATGCGGCTGGCCCGTCCGTTTCCGCTGCCGGACAACCCGGCGCCGGGCGAAGCCGGGCACGCTCCGTGTCACGTACTGTTGGCGCTGGACGTGACGTGTCTGCATTCGCGCGACATGACCGATACCTTTGAATCGATGCGGACGCGCGACGAATTTTGGACGCTGAAGCAGCAAAAACTCGGGACGGTCGAGACCGACATCGTGCAGTGGAACGATCACCCGCGCATGCCAACCGATCCGTTTCAGGACACCATCACCGACGAGATGCTTTCCCTCCCAACGCTAGAGTGATCTATGTGGATACGTGCAAAGGCCACCTTCTCCAACCGACGCTATCTCAATCACTGTCCGGGTCGAATGCTCCAAAACGGACAGGTCACACAGGTCCATCAAAGCTACGGTCGTGAGATTACGAATACGGCGCTGGCTGAACAGATCAGCGAACCCGCGCCCGAGGATACGGTGGTTGGCGTCGACGATCCGTCACCCTCCGACACAGGCGGCAGCGACACGACCGACGAGGACACAACGGCGCAGACGGAGGGCAGCACCGACACGGCAAACGAGGACGTGAGCGACGAATACGACGACACGCGGTCGCTCGACGAGGTCGACATTCCCCACGCGGAGTTGCTGGCCGAACGGGAGCTTGTAACGGTCGCTGATCTGGTTCGCTTTTTGGAGCAGGACGGGGACCTGACGGACATTCCACGCATCGGCTCGGGCCGGTCCAGTAATATCAAAGAAGCCCTTGCTCACCTGTAAACCGATGTGATTGTGCTCAAAGACAGCGCACTTATCAACCGGGACCAGGTTACGCGGGCGCTCCTGCGGTCCGACGAGGCCGACGTGCTGAACGAAGAAGTCCTCACCGACAGCGGGGACTTTAGCGAACACGGCTTTGAGGCCATCCACGCCGTTTCAAACATGATCCAGGAGCACCTCGACCGCACCCTCATGGTGCAAGTGCACCAGGAATACCTGGCGCCTCGCGACTGGTGCTGGACGGACCGGTCGCCGACGGACGTACACTACCGCTGGTTCGCGACCGAATGGCCGGTCGTTCAGGTCCTCAATCCCGGCGACCGCAGCGTCGAGATTGGTTTTGATACGCTGCGTGTCTTTAGCGATGATACCGACTGGACCAAAATCGAATACATTGCGGGCTACCGGCGCGCGGACCAATTGGCGTTGGGCGACCTCCCGGCGGACGTGGAAACGGAAATCAACAACATCGCAGACGTGCCCGTCGTGCCCGACGCCATTCGAGAGGTAGCGGTCAACCTTGTAATCCATCGCTTATCGCAAGAGTTGGCCGGTCTGATCGGGATGTCGCAGACCGAGCGCTCGCAAGGGGATTTCGAGATCAACGTCACGCGCACCAGCATCGATACAGAGTATGAGCGGCGCCAGATGCGCAAACTCGTGTCATACGCCAACCTAAACTAATGGATGTTGAACACACCGGGTTAGAACAACTCGGCCAGGTGGCCGACGAGGTGCCGACGCGCGTCGAGAACGAGGTGCTTCGCCCCATCGGGGCGTTTATCTCCGTGCGGTTCGGCCAGGTGGCGACGAACCGGTACATGCAGGAGGGACCGCCCCCCAACGAGCACGGTCGGTTTCCGCCACGTTCGCCGTTAGACACCGGGCCGCTCCGAAAGCTCACCGAGCGTCTCGCGCAGGCGTATCGCGCCTCGTTTAAGGCGGGCGTTCGGGAGTCGGAGACCGAGGTCCTCGTCGATGGCAGTATGGGACAACTGCGCTGGCGCAAAATTATCAGCGTGCCGTATGCCGCGCTGCACGAGTTTGGCGGGGAGTTTTCCTTCACCCTCGACATCACCGATAAGATGCGCGGGTTCTTTTACGCGAAGGCGAAAGAAACCGGGATCAACGAATTCAACACCTGGTGGCGCATGTTTTTGGCGTCGCAGACGCAGTCCTCGTTCCAGATTTCTGGATCGGTCCCGGCCCGTCCGGTCGCCACGCCCACGATCCGCGACATGGAGACCGAGGTGGCCGAGCGGGGCGGTCGCTTAGTGAATACACTCGTCGACGCACTGTAATGCCCATTGTCTCCGTACCGACCAAGCATGACCTCTTGGTCGACTTTATCGAGGGGATTTTCTCCGATCACGGCTACACGTTCCAAGTGTACCGGGACCCGGTGAACCAACTGCTGCGTGCATCGTCGCGGCTTCAGACGCGAATTAACAGTGAGACCGCTGACCGCGTGCAATTTTGCTCCATCTATTGGGCCGGACCAGACGAAGAAGCGCAATTTGCTGCCGGAGACAATGCGTCGCTGTTGCGATTGGACGGGTCGCAACGAGGGGGCGTGGATCTCTTTCGGATTACGCTCAATTTGGAATGGGGAAGCGGCGAGGTCGAGCCGGGGGCTACGTCGTTCCAGGAATGGAAGACCCTCATTTACGGGGCAAATCCCAAGGGCATCATCCCGCAGATTCGGGAAACGCCCGCCCTGAACGTCACGACCGGGCCGCTCGCCGGGGACATCGTGGCGCTCAGTCTGCCCTTCGATACACAGTTTCCGTCGGTGCCAAAGCCGCTACAGAGTCTCGGCATCGAGCGCGCACACTACGGCGAGTTCGTCGTCGCAATCACTGACTACTAATCATCCCCACACGGGATTGACTTATGTTTCCAATCAAGGACATCCAGAAGAAGCACGAATTCACGACCGACAACCCGTTTGAAAACGCCGCCCCAACGTGGACGGAATTGGACGCGGCCAAGATCGATGGGGACAGCGGGCGTCCGACGGAGGAAACCGCTGACGCGCCGAGCTTGGACGGTCGCAACTTCTCCGGGGGTCGTCAGACCGATTTCAGCTATGTCGTGAAGAAGTACGACGACGAGGGCGCGACCTTCCAGAGTTTGGTCGAGGCGGACGACAATCATCAACCGATCTGGTGGCGCGAGACGCCGCTACAGACGGGCGCTGTTCCGCAGGTCATTGGCGGACGCATGGGATGCGCCGTGTCCATCAACGAAGACAAGCAGGGCAACGATGGGCACCATGTGCACGTCGTGAACCTGAGTGCCGTTGAGGCCAACGCCGCCACGGTCATTCAGGACGACCCGAACTTCTCCGGTTCCTAAGCTGAGGTGAGACATGGGCGAGTTCGTTGAGAAAGAGCGCCAGAACGGCACCCGAGAATTGACGCTCGACCCGCCCCTCGAATTGATCGACGGGGACCATCTTACGCTGCGTCAGATGGAACTGGGATGCTATTGGATGAACATCGATCCCGACCGGGTCTTGCAAGGCAAAGAGGTGGACCTGCCACATCGACCGCCGCTGAAGCATGCGGAGCGGTTTTTGGACCTTATGCTCGACAACGCAGGCGAGTACGAGATCGCGACCATGCCTGCGTGGCAGGTCGACGCGATGCTCGGGGTGGTCGTGGACCATTTTATACGAGCCTCTCGCGCCAAATAGAGCGCGCAGAGGCGTATCTAGGGTCCTACCAGGAAGGCTGGTTCTTTTATCCGGCGCCCGAGGACGACGATTCCCAAACGGGATCCCTCGTGACGGTGCTGGCGTCCCGCCCGCCGAGTGAGTACCAAATCCTCACCACGAAGATGTCGCTGTCCGAGCTTCTCATATATCTCGAACAGCGGCGCGTGTGGACCGCGTGGAACGACTTGACTGACGAATAGCTGTGGCAACGACCGTAGAGGTTCAGCTTACCGTTGATGCAAGCGGCGTCGTGCAAGAGGTGCGCGCGGCAGGAGAAACGTTCCAGCGTTTAGAGGCCGACGTAGAGAGCGCCGCGGACGCCGGGGAGAGGTACGCCGAAGCGCAAAAAGAGATGGCGTCCGCGACGGAGCAGGCGTCGTCCAGTGCCGAGCAGGCCGCCGACTCCATGTCGACGTACGAGCAAGCCGTCGAAGCGCTGAACGAGAACGGCATCAAAACCACGCAGCAACTCAAAGATCAGCGCGACCAGCTTGAACGTCTCCGGGAGGTGTTGTCCGACGACGAGCGTGCGGTGTCGATCTTGACCGAGCGCATCGAGCAACTCAACCGGCAGATCGAGACCACCGACCCGCCGACCGAAGAGTTTGGGTCCTTCGAGCGTGCGCTGAAAGAGTTGAACCAGGCGGGCATTGTCACCACGCAGCAGATCGAGGACCAGATCGACTCGCTGGAAATCCTCAAAGACGTGTTCGAGGAAGACGGGCGCGTCGTTGAGCAGTTGGAGCAGCAGATTGCGCGTCTCAATAACGAGTTGGAGAACAACGCCGACGACACGGAGGACGCTGCCGACGAAGGCAGTGAAATGCGGACCGCCCTCCAACGGCTAAATGCGATTGGGATCCAGACGACCGAGCAACTCCGGGAGCAACGCGACGAACTTCAGCGGCTCCAACAGGAGTTTGCCGACGACTCGCGGGCCGCGGCCTTGCTGGAAGATCGCATCCAACGCCTGAACACACAAATTAAACGTACAGAGACGCAGACCGACAAATTTGGCGCCACGACCAGCAAGGCGCGCCAGTTTGTGTTCTCTATGGGGGATGCGACTCAGGATTTGCAGTTTGGCCTCGCCGCGGCAGGAAACAACATCGCATTTATGGCGGAACAGCTCGCCGAAATGACCGCGGCCAATCCGGACAATGTGTTTCGGGCGCTCGGCAACGCCATCCTTGGACCTGCCGGACTCATTTTGGGATTGCAGGCTCTGTTGGCGCTCGGCCCGCAGATCCTCGACTTCTTCCAGTCGTTGGCCGGAGGCGCCTCGGCGACAAAGGAAGAGATCGAAGCCGCCACCGAGGCGTTCAGCGGCATGTTCGAGGTCATTCAGACGGAGAGTCCAACGTTCGACCTGGCGCTCGCGCAGGCCCAAGCGCTGTCCGGGGAAATCGAGCGTCTCAACGACGCTCTCGATGCGGGCGACTTTGGCGGCTTTGCCTCACAGGTGCAATCGTTTCTTGGCTTTCTGGACTCCGACCAGCTACAGCGGGCCAACGACGCGCTGATCGAAATGTCCGAAGCGGTGCAGCGCAACTCCACGCTGCAAAATGGCCTCGAAGCCCTCGGCATCAACACGGATGTCCTCACGAACGTGCAAGCAACGAATGCCGAGAGCATCCAAGCGGCACGGGAGGAACTGATTGCGAACCGGCAGACGCTTTCGCAACTCGACGCTGAAGTGCAGGGCTACACGGACGCCCTTCAAAAGCAGACCGAGGCCGCCGAAACGGCAACGTTCCGCCAGCGACTCTTCAATGCGACGTTCGAGGACGCCAGCGTCCTGTTTGACTCCGTCCAGAGCCAACTCACCGACCTCAACACGGAGTTGGAGCGGGAGCAGGAGTTGGGCCTTACCACGGACCTTGAAGCCGCACAGCGCCGCGCAGAACTGCTACGCGACGTGCTCGACAAGGTCGCCGACCCCTCGTCGCCCATTGACCTCGGCTCCGACGAGGTCGGTCGCCTCGAAGAGATGCTCGACGACGTGGAAGACACCATCGCGTCGCTCGAAGACGAGGACACGACCATCCAAGGCGTGTTGGAGGACCTACAGGACCTCTCGGAGACCCTAGAAATCCAGCGGGCCTTTGGGATCACCACGGAAATGGATGCTGCTGCCGAAAAGGCGGACTTTCTCCGGGAATCGCTGGCCGACCTGGCCGACCAGGTGGCCGCCGGAGACATCGACATCACGGACCCCGTCAATGTCGCGGCGCTCACCCGGCTGACGCAGATGTTTGAGCGCTTCAACGAGCAGGCCGAAGAGGCCGAGCAGGCCGAAATCACGGTCGATCAGATCGTCCAAGACCTCCAACGGCTTGAACAGACGCTCGCTCGCGAGCAGGAGTTGGGCTTGACCGATCCCGTTGATGCGGCCCGAGAACGCGTCAAGTTCCTTCAGAATGCCCTCGAAGAGTTAGCGGCCACCGACATCGATATTGACTCCGCGCCCGTGCAGCGGCTCGTAGACACGCTGAGGCGAGCGCAAATTGCCGTCCAAGAGTTACGTTTGGGCGATGCGGACCTGAATGCGGATCCGGTGCGCGTAATCACCGCAGAGACGGAAAATTTCGAAGCTCGGCTTCGGGACCTAAGTGAGCAGGAGTTGATCCAGGGCCTGAGCGCCATGGGGCAGCAACTGCAATTCATTGCGGGTGCTGCGGAGCGTGGTTTCGACGACATTGCGCGCCAGTCCATTGCGCGGTTCCGCGACGAACTGCGTCAACTGCGTGCCGCGGGCGACCTGTCTCAAAAGCGGTTTGAGGCCATGAACGCGGCGCTCGATCAGCTTGAAGAAGGGCTGTCGTCCGCCGCACAGGACAGCCTCGACTTTGGCCGCATCCTGTCTCGCGGTCTGACGCAATTGATTACGACGGCTGTCACGTCCATTGTGGAAGGCGAGTCGGTCTTCAAGTCGATTGCGCAGGTGTTCGGCGACCTTATGCAGCAATTGGGGTCGGCAATGATTGCGTACGGCATTTCTCTCGAAGCGCTGGCGTCCCTCAATCCTGTTCTCGCCATCGCCGGTGGTGCGGGGTTGATTGCCGCGGGGGCGGCGATTAAATCCATCCTAGGGTCGCAGTC